CGAAAAAGGTTTCCTCGTTTTTGCTTAAGGAAACGAAGTTTTTATTGTATTGCCCGTTACCTTTGTATTTTTTTATGCCTTTTGCAAGATAAGAAAAATCTTTGAAGTTTCCCTGATCGCTGAATTGAGCTTCAAACTCATAGATATCTGGGTCTACCAAATCTTCTTTAGCCCTCCATTTTATTTTGCAAATATAAAACCCTCTATCATATAAGGAGCTGATTTCTTCCGACTTTAGAACTCCCTCACCTTTTAGTGATGCACGATCAATGTGAACTCCAGTTTCAGCATTGCCATCTTGTTCTTTTATCTTTTCTGGTTTTGGGTGATAAACATATGCGTCGGTTACGTCATCGAGCACGTAGCCTTTTAACCCATTAATCAGCTTTACGAAAAACTTTGTTCGCAGTTTAGGATTATTAATATGCTCTAGACTTATTTCCTTTACATTAAGAGACTCAGGCTTTTCTCCTTTAGCAGTTCTAGAGGAAACTATATGCTCCAGAGATGCTAAAAACACATCTTCATAATCTTGCGTTTGTTCATTTTCTGGTCGCCTTAACAAAAAACCCTTCTCGGCAGGTTCAATTTCAATCAAAGCGGTCTTTGTTATTACTTGCTTAAAATCGCTTTTACCATAGTTCGTGGAAAGATATGACACATTGAGCCTGACCTTGCCATCAATAGTGGATATATGACATAGATCATTGCTACTTTCTATATCGGCCTTTAACTCTTCAGCTGCGGATATAATTTCATCAAGCTCAAGGCTTGTCGCGATAACTTTAGCAGTTAATTTCTCACGGCGATTGTTACCACCCACATAAGCTGCAATTTTTTGGTGATCATAATAGTCGTGACTAAACTTTGAAAAGTTCCTTGCTAAATCCTTTCGTGGAGTTTCTTTGGAAATTAAAATCCCCCTTGCTAAAAACAACTCCCTCAATTCATTCAACGTTATTTCGGACTGATTAAGAACATCATCAAGTGCTTTATCTGTAACGCTATGTAAGCTTCTCATAATTAATAATCCCAAGAGATTTCTTCAGTCGAATAAAATGCTTTTTGTATTGGTACTATTTGCAATTCAATCTTGTACAAATCTGACTTAGCTCGCTCATCAAAGCCCCATTCAAAAGCATACATTTCGAGTGCCCTAGTGAAATGTGAGCGAATGGAATCACTCTTTTCCCTAGCAACAACCCTTATTCTAATTTTGTTCTTAAGATTGAGGATTTGATAACTTGATAATAAGTCCAATAAATACATGAACTCAAGCTCTGTACTTCCCGGGCGGTTGTAGTAAACGACGAAACCCGCAGGGTAAGACTCTGCTCTTGTTCCCGAATCATCAAGTTCTATAACCGCATCATGTTTTATAATTAAAAATGGTGCAGTCAACGACTCAACTGTTGCAGGCAAATATTCGTTATTGACTAAAACTTTATGATAAGTAAGCTGAGGATAAAAGAAACCGTAGTTTTTTTTAGGGAAAGTCCCCTCAACTATCAATTCATTCATGTCGGCTATCACGGACATCAAATAGTGAATTCTCCTTGGCTCAATTATATGAATCTGCTGACCTGATTTAACTTTCAGCTTATCTAAATTGACTGATGGAGGGCGACGCTTTCCACTAGCAGGTTTTGGTGGATCAAAATATTCAAAGAAATCGTGTTCATAATCATTATCGTGATTATATACAAACAACATCCCTCTGGTTTCAGTTTGCCCAACTTCTGTATCATATTTACCTTTCCATTCATCGCTATACCTTGAACAATCAATAGTCTTGTATAGAGACGTAAGCGCCGCTTCAATCATTCTGGGCGTAATGGAGCCTTTTTTATAACTTTTGAGGTCGGTATTGAGATAAATGGTTTTATTTAAATAAGGATCGACATACGCAAATACAGCATCTACAGGGTGGGTATGTTCCTGCGTTTTATCTGCTGGTTTATGTTCTGTTTGACGAACACACTTGAAATCTTGGTCACATGGACCAACCCTTTTCCAATGAAATCTTTCGAAAATTTTATTAGAAATTATTTTGGCTAGTTGTTCAATAGGTCCGTTTTCAGCCACGGCTTTCTCCATTACACAAGGGGATTAATCTCATAACAAAGATAAATCTTTTTTATGTTTTATAGCAAGCACGAAAAGTGCACGGTACATAGCCGTTGGCTATGTACCGTGTTCAGTATTGATACTAAAGCGCATTGCGCGCGCTCGTAGCCCCGCCACGCCTGCCCGCTTTATGTAGTGGTTTTCATGCAACTGCATGACCTATGAAAAAGCCCACCAGTATTGGCGGGCCAGAGGGTAAACGATCCTTTTGGGATCATGCGGATTCATGCAGCATAGACATGCACTCTCGCATCAGCGCTCAGAAAAGGGGGAAGGTATCACCGGATTCAATAACATTAGACTTTGGCGGCGGCCTGCGTGCGTACCTGATCAGGTATTCCCAACCGTCCCAAACCTTTGCTGGGTGCGGCAGCGTGAATACAAAAACGCCATCAAACGTCTGCCCCAGCCAGTACCCGCCACCTTGTTCTTTGGCGCGCTGAAAGAAAATGAGCTCACCTTCTTTGTAATGCTCAAGAACCTGGACGTGATAGACAATCCGGTAAAACTGCCTTTTCCGCCCATATCCAGCCCTGCCCTTCTATTCAGATACTTCCATCAAACGGGCATATTCGTGGCTTCTGACCTTTTTCATAAGCTCATCAGTCAGCTCAGACACCCATTGGATCGCCAGATTCTTTTCATCTTCACTGCAATCACTTGATGCGACTAATTTCATAAATAAATCAATACGCTGTAACTTCAATGATTCAAAGAAATAATCCTGCATAACATTTTCTCCCTACAAACAACTGTACATAAGCACAGTATATTAGAGAATTCTTAAAGTGAAATGTTTTTTTACTTTTACCCTTACTTTTTGTGCGATTCGCTTTTTGCTTTAAGTAAGTTGGCTGCCTTTGCCCTTTCAGCGAGCCTGTTGAAACGGCTCAGTATTTCGTCTTTACGTGAAGTGTCAGCCTTGCTTTTGAATGGCCGCACTAAATCACCGCAACAGGTGCTGCGGAACAGTTTTCCTGCAATTTCTGTCTGCGTACCGCATATCAGGCGCATGGCCAGACCGCGACTGATGGTTTCGCCGCTTAAATCTCTGACCTGGCCGATAAGATTGTCACACGCCGTCTCTATCTTGTCTGGCCGCCGCAGCACAAGGTGTTTTTTATCCGGCCTTTCTGCTCTCAGTCGGGCCAGCATTCGTCGCCGTTCTTTACGGCTCATCCTTCTAAGGTCGATTTCTTTAACACTTTCCGGCGGGTTTGAATCTTCAGATCTCAAACGCCCCGTACAGTTATTGACAGAACTCCGAGAGGGCGCGGGCGCGCCCTGAAGGTCAAAACCAAAATCAACGACACGTTTCGGGACAATCTTCCACTGTGCCAGACGGGTTAAAATCGGAGTATCTGCGCCAACCTCAGTTGCGTAGACGCCCTTGATACGCACGGTTTCCTCACCGTATTCATTCAGCTCATCGCCCGGCTGATACCAGGTGCGCACGGCCAGCTCATCACGACGCACGAACGGGCCGCCCTGCGCGTTGACGTATGCCGCCCAATCGCCCACGTCGGCCGCGTCATGCGCAGCGGCAAACTCCACACTCATGCCGTGGGCGGTTTCGGTGTCATCCATGCGGCGCAGCTCGCGGTAAACCGTGACCGGCGCACCTCCTACAAACTGAAACTGTCGGATATGCCAGCGTGCCGCCCAGGCAGAAACGGCGGGCGCGGTTTCCTTAAGCTCTTTACCGCTTTCGTCGTCCAGCTCGCCATCCAGCGCGTAGCCGTCGATATTCTTAGAGATATATTTAGCCACGTAACCCGTAGCGCTGCCTTTTTCCGGATCGATGGCCTCGGCATGAAAACGCGCTTTACGGGCTTTATCCGTGGTCAGCTCGTTGCTGTCCTGCTGAAAGGCATAGTCACGGATTGTCTGGCGCACCTGATCCGCATCTTCGGGACGCATAAACATCAGCATGTGCCAGTGTGGCGTTGCGTCGTGATGGGGTTCAGCAACGCGAATGCCAAAGATTCGAATGTCATCGCGGTGCAGCTTTGCCCGGATGCGCTGCCAGACGCTGCAGAGGTAACGCTGCGTGTCTGCCGGGCTAGCGCCATTCCACTTGCGGTTGCGATGGCCGGTTTTGATTGTGGCGTGATAGCGTGACGGCGCGGTCAGCGTATAAAACTCGCCGACATAGCCCAGCTCATTGCAGATATTTTCAAAGCCGCGAATGCGGGTCATCAGCTCACAGCGACGTATTGCCGGATTTGCCACGCTGCCGTCGTATTTCTCAATCAGGCTGATGCGGTTGCCTTCCTCGTCTTCCAGCTGCATGCCCTTTAAAAACTCACGGGTGCGGCGTTTCTGTTCACGCCATTCTGAAACCGTCATTCTGCTGGCGTAGGGGGTGTGCTTTTTGCTGACGTTAGCCAGAGCAATCTGCAGGTGTTCCCGCCATGACGCAGCCACGCGGCGCAGCCTCCCCGTCCACCATTTTTCAGTCTGCATACGCAGCACGGCGGGCGTGACTTCCTCCGGATCAAAGAAACGGGACGTCACCTTATCCCACAGTGGCGGCGTCTGATTAAATTCACGGGTGACGGCCGCCGCCGTCATGTAGACGCGGTGCGTGTATTTATAATCTGACTCATCAGCTGCCTGCGCGTGTGCCTGTACCAGCTCGGCCAGAATGAAGCTGGCGATATCACCGGCCAGCAAATCCACATCGGCACGCGACATATCAGCCAGGCGGTTAAAACGCTTCATCAGCTCCCACAGCTGGCCGCCGGCACGCGCTGCGCCAGTCTCTTTTGGGGCGTTCTGCGCCAGCAGGTTAAAGGTGCTGGCGTCCATAGTCTTAACCCGGTACTGCTCATTAACGCATTCAACACGCGGCAATGTGCGCTCAACGAAGGTTTTCGTTAAGTACGCATTGGCGCGGGCAATGCCCTGTGATTTTTCCAGCTCGTTGACGCGACGTTTGACGTCGATTTGAATCAACGTTGGCTGCTGTTCAAGCAGCTCCTGCGCACGCACTAAAGCCGCAATCATCTGACTGCGGCTGTGCATTTCCTCATAGGTGGGATAAGGGCTGGCGATGGCTTCCCGTGGTGCATTCCACGGGTAAGCATACTGCTCGATCATGCAGCCGCCTCAATTGATGCCGCCATGAAGGCGGTAATGAACTCAGCAGCAACATGCGGAGCTATCGCGTTACCGTAACCGCGCAGGCGTCCCACTCTTGTGGATAGCCCATAAGCTGGCGTGCCAAATCCGGCTGGCAGGCTTCGAGTTGTACCATCTGCTCCCGTGTCGGCTTTCCATCCAGACCAAAGACGTGCAGCCACATCTGACGATAAAGCGTGTCGTTTCTCATTCTCCCGTCCCTGCGGAAAAATGACCGGCTTAAATCGCCCGTATCCTTGTGCGCCCGCGTCGTTGGCGTAGTCCATGGCCGCACCAAAGAACAATCTGTCTCTGTTGTGCGGTGCGCCGACGCCACAAGCTGGCAATACGGCCGCCCCGCAGGTGTAATTTTCGTTTTCCAGTTCAAGGAATAAATCGTCGAGCCAGTGTTTGCTAATTGCCGCTGCAACCTGCTCGCCAAACAGAACTGCAGGGCGGCACTGCGCGACGAGGTGCATAAAGGTTGGGGCAAGGTGTCGCTCATCAAGCTGGCCGAGTTGCTTTCCGGCGGTGCTGAATGGCTGGCAGGGTGGTGAACCTGTCCAGCAAGGGAAAAAGTCTGGCACGGAGGCGAGTCGAAGCGCGTAGCTCCATCCGCCAACACCTGCGAAAAAATGGCACTGAGTGAAGCCTTTGAGATCTGATGGTGTGACATCTGTAATACTCCGGTCATCAACGACGCCGGGCGCAATCAGGCCAGCATCAATAAGTATACGCAGCCACTGCGCTGCAAATGGATCAAACTCGTTGTAATAGGCGGTCATATGGCCGCCTCATCTGCAGCCATATCCACCCCAACCCAGACAGCGGCAGGACGACGAACGGCGATAATTTCTGCCGCGCTTTTGCCGTCACCTGCAGCCACGCCAACCGAGCGGGCAGCCCTGACGCTGGTCAGCTCGTAGGCGTCAAACAGGGTGCGCGTGTAATCGGTATCGCTGTTTGAAGCGATGACCGGGCAGCGCTCTGACACGCTGGTTAACATGCTGGCTAAATCCTGCTGCGCGGCCTTATCAAATCCGCCGGTGTGGTAGCCGCTAAAGGTGCCGTCATATGGGGGATCGCAATAAACCACGTCACCGGTCTGTATCATGCTCAGCGTCTCGCGGAAATCAGCACAGACAAAAGTTGCACGGTGGGCTTTGGCTGCGAACGTTTCGATTTCTTCCAGAGGGAAATAAGGTTCAGAATAGTTTCCGTAGGGGATATTAAATTCACTCTTACGGTTATAACGGCAGAGGCCACGGTATCCGTGGCGGTTCAGGTAAAGGAAGTGTGCGGCACGCTCAAGCAGAGGTAAGGCCGGGTCATGATTAAACGCCTCACGAACGCGGTAATAATCCTCTGCCGTTTTGTTTTGGGTAAACAGGCTCATCGCCACTACGATAAACGGGCGCGTATGCTCTTTAATCTGGCGGTAAAGATTAATCAGGTCGGGATTAACATCAGCCACTAAATAAGCCGGGTAATCCGTAGCCATCATCACCGCGCAGGAACCGGCGAACGGCTCAACGAGGCGCTGCCCCAGCGGCAGATGATTAAGCAGCTCAGGCATGAGGCGGGTTTTGTTGCCCGCCCACTTGAGTATTGTGCTCATAAATAACCGCCTGCTTCGAACATAAAATTAAAAGTTTCGTCGAAAGTTTCAAGCGGTTGAAAAGAAAGCATCGCCCAATTTCCAGCGCCGGGTATAAGCTCCTCGACTGGCAAGATATGGGTGATTTTTACCAGCAATTCATGGCCTGTATATTCGCCATCCCATTTGCGCAAACGAAGAAAATCACCGAATCTGAAATCACGATCATTTTTTCTGAATTCTGCTTTTTTATCGCCGCTTGTCACGGCATCAAAAAATAACGGGCCAATTTTTAAAGTATGAACCTGTCTCATAGTGCACCGCCTTTGTAATGTTTGCTTTTCAGCTCTTTAATTCCCTGACAGGTGACGCAGTGAGTAACGCCCTGCGCCGCGCGACGGCGGCCTTCCGGTATCGGTTCATCGCAGTCCTGACAAAAGAATTCACCAGCCCCTGCGGGCTGGTAACGTGCTTTGGCAATATTGCGCTCCACTTCCCGCTCAACGTGCGCCTGGACTAAATCCATTGAATCGGCCATTAGTGCAGCTCCCGCGCCTGATGCTCAAAACGTTCTGCCTCTTTATCCAGCAGCTCAATGATTTCCGGTGCGGTCATTTCGTGCTTGCGGGCATGGATGACCAGCGACGCAATGCGGACTGACACGGCCAGCGCATCATCGCTGCGCTGTTCTGTTCTGGCCTTGCTCAGCAGTGCATTAAGCGCATCTGCGTCAGCTTCAAAATTACGGTTTTCGGTATTTCTCATTTTTCTAATCTCCAGATTCAGGGCAAAAGAATGCCCGGCGGGTTTACGCCATTAATTTTTTGAGTCTTATTTACTCAGGTAAAAAACAGTCTGCGGTAGAAAACTGTCGGGGCAAAATCTTTCCCCAGCGCGCCATTTTATTCATCGCCATGATGATTAATTCGCGGCGGTATTCATCGAAGTATTCAAACGGTTTGCCGATTTCCTCCTGTGAAAAGGTTTTAGGATTTTCGCGGTTAGCCAGGGTTAACACGCAAAATTTAAACTCGTCATTCTGACGGTTGAAATAACGCAGCGACGGGTTAGCGTTATTGTCACGCTGCTGCCGCCAGCTTTTCCGAAACTCATCAAACGACATTTTGTTAACAGCATCAGCACGATTGCCCGTTGAATGAGTTTTGGCAAAAGATGCCGGGCCTTGCTGTGCGGTTGTGTTGCCTGTTACTCGCTGCATGTTACCCCCTGAATAAACGCGCCATTAAACCGGCGGGTTTGCGTTTGCTGGTCAACCCCTGCAGCAGTTGCTTTTGGCTATTGCACGGATGCCAGGGTTTGCCGTTCTCACCCATAATCCAGCCGTTGCCGTAGGTCATAGACGGGCTTTGACGCTTAAGACGTGATGCCAGTGAAATCATTATCAGTCCCTCAGCTCAAGCCAATGGATGCGCCGAGGCCGCTGATCGCATCTACGGTTGATGCCATAGTGGGATTGGAATGAATGCGGGCCTGCACTGCGATTGCCGCAAGAGTCAGACAGCGAATGCCAGTGTTGACGCTCTGCAAAAGGCTGCGGCGGCAGGAAGTGCTCAATGCATCCTGATTCATTGCACCGGCTGCCAGTTGCCCTACTTCTGCTGTTGCCTTCAACACATAGGCTGACAGCTTTTCTTCGGCGTACTCGTTTATCGGTACACAAGGTAAACAATGTTGCTGTGCCAGCGCCCCGTCCATTAAGGTCGGGTCCTCGGTCAGGTCATTGAGTAAAATCATTTCTTTAACGGTCAACTCGTGCGCCTGCTCAGGGTTCAGCTTATTACGCAGGGTCTGTGCGTTCATTCCTGCAGCCTGTGCCAGTTCTTTAATGTTGTGAGACAGGGCAAACCGTCGGCAGGCCTCGTCAAAGTGGTTATGTGTGGACACACGAAAATCAAACATGATTAATCCCTCTAAAGTTCACATAATTGAACTTAACAACCAACTACAACGTTGTAATTGAATGCAGACTTGTCCATGTTTTTGATCGCCTGGTCCTTTTTGTATTTGAGGTAAAGAATGGATACGCGACTTTTATTTTTATCTTTCTTTTCAATGTAGTTAGCCAGTTTACCGTTATGAATCATCTGATAAACCGATCCGCGGGAGTACCCCTCCCATTCAGCGAACTCAGCCGGAGTAGCTATCACTTTCGGTACACGAATTGAAATCTCAGTGCTCATAGTGCAATATCTCTTAGTTTAGTTTCGTTTTATCTCGTTTTATATGATTTAAGTTTGTTTTTCAAAACTTGAGTGGATATTAAGATCACTTTTTATATGCGTCAAGGGGTTTGATTATGAGTTTAATCAAGGCTGGTAACGATAGTGGCGGGCGTGATGCGATAAATAGACTTATCAAGGCCTACAATTTTAGCTCCCGACAACAGCTGTGTGAGCACCTATCCGTATCAAAAAGCACTATGGCAAACAGATACTTAAGGGATAGCTTCCCCGCTGAATGGGTTATCCAATGTGCTCTTGAAACTGGAGTTTCGCTTTTATGGCTAGCTACTGGTCAGGGTGAAATGTATACGAATGACAGCGAAGAAAAAAATCTCAAAAAGGAAACCGCAGTCACAGTAAGACCACTTTCTAAAATCGTAGCTCCCAGCATCAAACATGCGGAGTTAAAGAACGGTGAACTGCAGCCAGATGATGAAATGCTTCTGGATAGCAGATTGTTAGAGGGTGAGTCTTCAAATTCTTTGTTCGTAAAAACACCTACTGATAGTTTTATTGTTGATACCTCCGTAAAACAGATCAGCAATGGCTTTTGGCTGGTAGATATCGATGGTGTGAAAAGCTTCGTCAAAATTTCACGCATCCCAGGTAACAGGATTGTGGTTAACCATGAAGAAGCATCATTTGAGTGCTCAGTAGATGATGTTGAAGTCATTGGTCGCGCAGTCAAAGTTATCAAGAGCCTGTAACATATGACTATTAGAAAGCAGCCTAACGGAAAATGGTTGTGCGAGTGCTACCCAAGTGGTCGTGACGGTAAGCGTGTGCGTAAGCAATTTGCGACGAAAGGCGAGGCTATAGCATTCGAAAACTTCACAATGGATGAAGTTAACAAAAAGCCCTGGTTGGGTGAGAAGGATGACAGGAGGAATTTATCAGAGCTGATTCAACAGTGGCATTCGCTCTACGGGCAAACATTGGCAGACCCAAAAAGGATGCAGGCTAAGTTACATATCATATGTAACGCCCTTGGGGATCCGATAGCCTCCGAACTTACTGCCGGTGACTTTACTAAATATCGCGAAGCCCGCTTAAAGGGAGAGGTCAGAAATGAATCAGGTGGTTTTTTGCCAGCGGTTAAACCTCGTACTGTAAATTTAGAACAAAGCAATCTTTCTGCAGTTTTTGGAACGCTCAAAAAACTCGGCCACTGGTCAGCTCCTAATCCGCTGGCAGGACTTCCGCGATTCCGTATTGCAGAGGGTGAGCTTGCATTTTTAGCACCAATAGAGATCAAAAGGTTGCTAGATGCATGTGCTGATTCACTCAGCCCTAACCTTTTACTAATAGCAAAAATTTGCCTAGCTACTGGAGCACGCTGGAGTGAGGCCGAGAATCTGCAAGGTCATCAGGTAACTAAATACCGAATAACTTATACGAAAACAAAGGGCAAGCGAAACAGGACTGTGCCTATCTCAGAAGATTTATATAACGAGATTCCCAAAACAAGAGGCAGATTATTTTCTCCCTGTCGCAAAGCTTTTGAACGGGCTACTAAGCGGGCAGGACTTACCCTACCAGAAGGACAATGCACTCATGTATTGAGGCACACATTTGCAAGTCACTTTATGATGAATGGAGGAAACATATTAGTTTTACGTGATATTTTAGGTCACGTTGATATAAAAATGACGATGATATATTCACATTTCTCACCCGATCACCTCGAAGATGCCGTTACTAAAAACCCTTTATATAATTTAAAATGGAATTTAAAATGACTTTAACTGACTACTTTTCATCACTAACCCCCCTGTGGATATATTTAATCTTACTCGTAGGTTTTTGTTTTTTAGTCAAGAAGAAAAAATATTATAAATTCGATCATGAGCAATTATTGAAACAGCGGCCATTTCAAGTTGCTTTAATCGTTCCTTTTTTCAGCTTTCTATATTTTGGAGTGATGTCTTGGTGGGGACACACACCAAAATTTGATAGCGAAGGCATGAGTATTTTCCTCGATATTAGTAAACTACCCTTACTAATCCTAAGTCTAACATTACCACTAGGAGCCTTAACCGCTAATATCCATAGAACATATCAAATAAAGAGACAGATAGATCTCTCAGAAGAAAAAAATCTTTCAGACATATATTATGCACATAACAAATACTATGTGGAAACCTTTTCTAAAATTAATGCCAACAGAGAATTAATCACACCTAAAAGTGAAAGAGTAAATGAGTCTCTTAAAGGTGTAAATAACCTAGCTGTTAGTATTGGTAGTCCTCATAGCTTATACAGTAAAATTTTCCCATCATCTTCACCTGTTTTAGGTGCAAATTACACTCCATCGAAAAAAGCATTATCTACTATACATCGCGCCTTAGATAGAATTCTAGATTCATTCTCCGCTCTAGATAGTGAAACGTTGAAGAAAAAAATTGAAACTGGAGTGATTCCCAAAGATGAAGAATTAAGGAAGATACGTACAGCTTTAATGGTAATGAGCAGATACATTGGTGTCGACAACTATATAAATTATTATAGGTTTTTCCAAAACAAGGATGACAATAAGATCTTAGAACTAAAAATAGCCCTGCTTGAATTAACAATCTTTTGCCACAAACTGTATTTAGTTCTGAGTGAAATATTGAATGTTATTGGCGTAACGAAAAATACACATCCAGAGTTAATAGGTAAATGTAAAAAATTACGTACATTAGCTTCCGATAAATATGATTTATTGAAAAATCTTAATTGAAAATACACAAACTTCTTTAATTAGACCAGTTAATGAGGGTTACCAGTGGCGACAAATTGGCGACAAATTAGTGAAATCATGTCAAATCACCTAAAACCATGTATAACCATGCCAATGATATCTATATAAATAATTGTTTTAATGAGTCATGGATGACTATGTAGTAATTTCGGACGCGGGTTCAACTCCCGCCAGCTCCACCAAAATTCTCCATCGGTGATTACCAGAGTCATCCGATGAAGTCCTAAGAGCCCGCACGGCGCAAGCCTCGCGGGTTTTTTTGTGTTTGTAATTTGTCCCGCGAAGTCCGAAGAAAACTAATTAAATCCGAACCTTTTAGGTACCTTG